AGGAGCGGCGATCTGAGCCGTCGGAGCGGATCGACTGATGGCCGAGACTTTGACGATCAAGCTGCCATGGCCTCCCGCGGATCTGTCGCCGAACGCCAGGCATGGGCATTGGGGATCCCGACAGAGAGCCGTGAAGGCATACCGGCATGCGTGCCGCCTGGCGACGCTCGAAGCGACACGGTGCCAGCCAGCTCGCGCGGAGCCGCTGGTTGCGGTGCTGTTGTTCCATCCGCCAGGAGGCATGCAACACGACCGCGACAACCTGCAGGGTCGGATGAAGGCCGGTCTCGACGGGGTGGCTGATGCGTTGCAGATCAACGACCGGCTGTTGGTCGAGGTGAGGTCTCGGGTCGGCGATCCAGCGGGTTCGATTCGAGACGCCGGCGTCGAGCTGACGTTGATTCCGGACAGCCTGTCGTCGGCGGCGCTTTGCCCCGGCTGCGGCCGTCCACGGTGAGCGAGAGAGGAGCGAGCGATGCAAGAACCGAACGAACAAGTGGTCGAGAACTACTATCAAATGGAGCGGCAGAACGAACCGAGGGCAGTGCCGACCTTGCCGCAGTGGCGCGGGCTGATGGTTGTGCAGGCAGCTGAGATCGTGGACATCCTGCCTGCGCCTGTGCCTGGCGTGACCTGCCTGGAGCTGAGAGTGGACGGGCCCTTGGGTGAGACCGGCCGCGTGCAGGTGGAGGTCCGCGAAGACGACGTCAGGGGCGATGCACCGAAGCTTGGCGACTACTACGTTCGCTACGAGAACGGCCGCGCAGGCTGGATGCCAGGAGACTTGTTTCTGTCGAAGTACTCGAAGATCGAGCCAGTTGAAGTGCTGTGGCAGAGTCGACGACAGATCACGTCGCACGAGGTGAACGAGGCGAACCGGAAGCTGCGTATCGACGTGCTGGACGACCCGAGCCACGGCGGCGCCAACCACCTGTATCAGGTGAGCGGTTTCAGCACGGAGTCCAACCCGTCGTGTCCATTCGTCGCGCGCTACGGTAAGCCCAGCGAGCACACCACGCTGCTGTTTCAGCAGGGCGGCATTGCCGAGGTCGGCGTGAATGGCCTGACGCACGAGGCGCTGCTGGCAGTGATCATCGACCGGATGAAGGCGTTTCAGTCCGGTCCGTACGCCTGCGACGAGAACCGGCAGGCGCTGACGCACCTGGAGTATGCTGTGCGCTACCTGCACCTGCGCACCAGCCGGCGTCTGCAGCAGGGAGTCGAGGGCACCCAGCAGGGCAGCTGATGGCCAAGGCGCGTGCGAAGACCAAGGCGGCGGCCACGAAGCGGCCGCAGCGAGCGCAGTCGCGCAAGCGGCGGGCACGCAAGCCGTACGTGGCCCCGGTGCCGCCTCAGTCTCCGCATGCCGCTGAAGTGCGGCCAGGTCCAGGCCGCCCCACGATCCGCAGCGAGGCGATCGAGGCGGCGCTGATCGAGTGGATCAGCACCGGGCAAACGCTGCGGTCGTTCTGCCGGCAGGATGGCATGCCGGCGTTCACCACTGTGCACCTGTGGAGGCGCGCCGATCCGGACTTCGCTGCGCGGTATGAAGAGGCTCGCTTGATCGGCGCCGATTGGCTGGCCGACGAGATCATCGACATCGCGAACGCCGTCGAGCCTGGCGAGATCGAGACGGTTGAGGACGTGTCGCTCGAGGACGAAGAGGGCGTGCGCGTGCCGGGCACGAAGCGCACGGTGAGGACCGAAGACATGCTGGGGCATCGCAAGCTGAAGATCGAGGCTCGCCTGAAGCTGTTGGCCAAGTGGTTCCCCCAGCGCTACGGCAACCGCCTGGGTGTTGAGCACAGCGGGCAGGTCGGCTTCGACCAGCTGCTGCAGGAGGCGACGGGCGTCGATGCTCACGGCGATCGGGTGACCGAATGAACGCGAACGTCGAATCGGTGCGACGATGGGCGGCGGAGCCTCACACGTTCGTGCGCCAGGTGTTCCGGGCCGAGCCAGACCCGTGGCAGTTGGCTGAGCTCGAGGCTCTGCCGGCTGCCGACCGCGTTGCGGTGGCCGGGAGCAAGGGATGCGCGAAAACGACCTGGATGGCCTGGGCGATCTGGTGGTCGCTGGCGACGCAGGTGAACTGCCAGGCGGCTGCGACCAGCGTGAGCGGGCCGCAGCTGAAGGACGGTTTGTGGAAGGAGCTGGCCAAGTGGTACGGCCGTTCGCCGTTGCTGCAGGACCTGTTCGAGATGAAGCCGGAGCGCATCGTGCGGCGCACCGAGAAGGGCCGGCTCGTTTGGTTCTGCTCGGCGCGCACCTGGCGCAGGGACGCCGATCCGCACACGCAGGCGCAGACGCTGGCGGGTTTGCACGGTCACAACGTGCTATTCGTCATCGACGAAGCCGGCGGCGTGCCTCAGGCGCTGCTGGCCACGGCCGACGCGGTCTTGGCGACGAAGCAGCCAGGCGACCAGATCCGCGTGCTGATCGGCGGCAACACAACCAGCCAGAAGGGGGCGCTGTACTTGGCTCTGACCCGTCAGCGCGACATGTGGCGCGTGCGACGCGTCACTAGCGACCCGGACGATCCGATGCGCACCCCGCGCGTGAGCGCAGAATGGGCGCGCCAGCAGATCAAGGCGAACGGGCGCGACAACCCGTGGGTCAAGATCAACGTCTTCGCCGAGTTCCCTGAGGAAGCTGTCGGCAAGTTGCTGTCTCTGGCGGAGATCGAGGCAGCGTTCGAGCGGAAGGTCGACGAAGACCCGTTCGAGCCGTTGGTGCTGGGGGTGGACGTGGGCACGGTGGCCGATGCCGCCGTCATCTATCCGCGCCGTGGTCGGCTACTGATGCGGCCGCTGGTGCTGCGAGGTCAGTCGACGACCGTGGTGGCTGCGGAGGTGGTCAAGACAGCGCGCGATTCGCGGGCCACAGCTGTGTTCATCGACGCAGGCGGTCCCGGCATCGGCGTGATCGACCAGTGTCGAGCCATGGGGCTGCAGGTGGTTCCAGTGTTCTTCGGCGGCGCCGCAGATGATGCCCAGCGCTACCACAACAAGCGCGTCGAGATGATGGTCCGGCTGGCGCAGTGGACGAAGGAAGGGGGATCGATCGTGCAGTGCGACGAGCTGGTGCAAGACTTGATCGAGCCCGAGACCAGCTGGAACCTGAAGGGTCAGCAGCTATTGGAGCCGAAGGACCAGGTGAAAGAGCGCCTGGGACGCAGCACCGACTGGGGCGACGCGGCCGCGCTGACCTTCGCCTACCCGGTCGCCTCCAGTGCGCGCGATCGAGGGCAGGGGCATGAAGATGTCGTTGCGGCGATGCGGCGGCAGCAGTCGCAGAGCTGGGACGAGTTCGGCTTCGGCGGCTAGATGGGGGCATGTCGTGTTTTGCCGCCTCAGATGAGGTCAAGAAACCCGAGATGCACCGCGTTAGGTGCACGCATCGCGCGTGCGCGCGCGAGGCTGCCGTGATTCGTGTTGCGACGATCGCCGAACTGCGGGCGGCGGCGGCCCTGCTGGCAGCCGCGGCGGCGGAGACCGGCCACGGTCCGGCGGTGCGCTGGGACCTACTGGACGTCCTGCAGAGCGCTGGGCTGCTGGTGCTGCACGTGCTCGAGGTGGACGGCCAGATCGTCGGCTACGCCTGCGCGACGATCACGCCTGAGCTGTTCGGCGATGCGTCGCCGGAAGCCCTGGTGGCGTCGATGTTCGTGGCGCAAGCGCATCGGGCTCGTTGGGCGCAGCGGCTGCTGCAGTCGCTGGCCCTCGAGGCGTGCCGGCGCGGCGCGGCCGGCCTGCGGCTACTGACCAGAGAACCTCGCGTGCAGCAGTGGCTGGAGCACCTGGGGTTCGAGCGCATCGGGGTTGCGCTCCGCCGCTCACTCATGCAGTATAGTGCATGTCATGGGCTACGGACTCGAGATCGCGGCGCTGGCGGTGGCGGCGGCTGGCCTGGGCTACGGCGTGGTGGCCGGCGAGAGGCAGGCCGGGGCGTCTCGCCGCAGCCGCCGGGCGCAGGAGGATGCGCAGCGGAAGGCTGAAGACATGGCGCTGAGTGAGGCGCGCACGGCGGTCGAGACGGAGCGCCAGGCCACACAGAAGCAGCCTGATCTGACGGTGCTGCTGGACGGCGAGTCGCCGCAGATGGGCTCGCAGAGCATGGATCTGGATCGGTTGCTGCTCGGGCGGCCTGGCCTGCTGGGGGTGTGACGGTGCCGGTGCCGACCCAGCTCGAGCAGGTCGACACCAAGGACCTGCGTCGACACTGCGAGACGCGACTGACGCAGCTCCGGAATGCGCGGCAACCCTGGCTGGACTTCTGTGTGGATGTCGCCACCGAGCTGTGGCCTGCGGTGCTGCCCCACCTCGAAGATCCGCACAGCGATCGCCGCGGCGGCCAGCGCAACGCGCACATCGCCGACGGTGTCGGTCACCTGGCGTTGGAGAGTTCGGCGGCGGGCATCACCAGCGGCGTCATGCCTGCGGCGTCGGAGTGGTTCGGCCTCGACTTGCGCAACGAGTTCGCGGCTGACGACGACGTTCGCTACTACCTGCAGGAGACCGAGCGTGTGCTGCTGACGGTGCACAACCAGAGCAATGCCGCGCAGGCCTTGCCTGGCCCGATGAAGGAGTGGGTGGCCTTCGGCACCGCGGCCGTGCTGCAGCTCGACGACGACGAAGACAGCTCTCGGCTCGAACCCTTCAGCATCGGCGAATACTGCATCGCGGAGGATGCTCGCGGTCGGGTCGACACGATCTACCGTGAGTACACGCTGACGGTGGGACAGCTGGCCGACGAGTTCGGCGTGGAGCGGTTGTCGCCGTCGAGCAAAAGGGCATGGGACGACGGCGACTACGACACGGTGGTGCCGGTCGTGCTGGCGATCGAGCCTGACCGCGATGGCCGCAACCCCTACGGCGTGTTGCCCGAGCTGCCCTGGCGCAGCGTCTACTACGAAGTGGGCAGCGACTACGACCAGGTGCTGGGTGTGCGTGGGTTCTCGCGGTTCCCCGCGCTGGTGTGGCGCTGGGGCCACTTCCCCGGGAGCGCCTACGGCTACGGACGTGGCCACGACGCGTTGCCGCACCTGATCCGGCTGCACAAGATGATCTACCGCTACGGCCAGGCCGTGGCGCAGAAGGCCGATCCGTCGCTGCAGATCCCGGTTGGTCTGGCCGCGCATGAAGTGCGGCGGCAGCCAGGCGGAGCGACCACGGTGATGCCCGGCATGGGCACGATTACGCCGCTGTATCGGGTCGAGCTCGAGCTGCGGGAGCTGGCGGAGGAGATGGAGCGCACGCGCCAGGACATTCGCGACACGCTGGGCGCGACCTTGGTCGCGTCGCTGCGGCGCATCAATCGGCAGATCACCGCTCGCGAGGCGGATCTGCGGCGGAACGAAGACCTGGCCGAATTCCTGCCGGGCCTCACGCGACTCAACGACGAGTTGCTGGCGCCCTACATCGAAGGGCTGTGGGACATCGCAGATCGCAGGGGGTTGTTGCCGCCGCGGCCTGCTTCGATGGAAGGTCAGGTGGTCGACATCGAGATGCGATCGCCTCTGGCGCGCCGGCAGCGGCAGCAAGTGGTCGAAGCCATCGTGCGCACCTTCGCCGTGGCGGGAGAGCTCGGCAAAGTGCCGCAGCTCGCTCACGTGCTGGACAACTTCGACGTCGACGCTGCCATTCGCCTGATCAGCGACATCGAAGGCGCTCCGGTCAGCATCATGCTGTCGACCGATGCAGTGCAGCAGTTGCGGATGCAGCGGGCACAATCGGACATCGCGCAAGCGCAGGCCGCAGCCGCCCAGAGCGGCGTCGACTTGGCCAAGGGAGTCGCCGAGACGCAAGCGATGGCGGTGAGCTGATGGAGTTCGAGCAAGCCGAGAACGAGCAGCCCGACCCTCGCGATCCGGTGGTGCGGGAGAGCTGGGTCAAGCGCTACCTGGCCGTGGCCCTGGCTGCGGTGCGGCCGCTGTTCCCGATCGGCGCGGTCTACGTGAACGTGACCGGCGTCGACCCGGCTACGGAGCTCGGCTACGGGACCTGGGCGGAGTTTGGCGCCGGTCGGGTGATGGTGGGCTACGTCAGCGGCGACCCGGTTCTGGGCACCGTCGAGGCGGCGGTCGGCGCAGCGACCCACTCGCACACCTACACCGACGTCCTGCAGCACACCCACATCGTCACCGATCCTGGGCATCAGCACTCGGTCAGCACGCACAGCAGCGCGCCGGACAACGGCGGCGCCGTCAGCGTGCAAGGGTCCGAGACGCCCTCCGTCGACACGTTTGATGTCGATAGCGGGACCACGGGCATCACGCTCGAGCAACCTGCAGGCAGCGTCGCCGAAGGCGTGACAGCCACCGCGTCGTCGCTACCGCCGGCGATCGTGGTGCACATGTGGAAGCGGACTGGTTGAGCTCATGCCCACAGACATTCCGTGGTGGATCGTCGCGATCGTGGTGCCTCTAGCCGTGTACTGCGCAGCCCTGGTCTGGTGGATGCTGCGCTGGTTCGAGGCTCGGGAAAGCGCCGCCGCGGCGTCCGCGCACAAGCGCGAGGAGCGTCGCGACGAACTCTTGGCGCAGCAGACTCTGACGCTGACGCAGCTGGGTGCTGCGATCCAGCGCATGGGAGAACGGATCGAGGAACTGCCGGCGAAGCTGGCACGAGGAAGGCAATCATGAGAGCACGACACATCGTGCGGCATTGGCCGCTTCTGGTGGTCCTGGCGGTCGGCAGCAGCTGCATCGGCGCGGACCCCACCTTCGTCGCCGCGGCGCGCGCCACCTACGATGCAATTGCGCCGGAGTATCGGGCCTACGTCGACGCCGACCCGCAGCTGACGGATGAGCAACGGGCCATCCGGCGTGCAACGCTGGATCGTTGGAACGAGGCCATCGCGACGCGTGAGGTGCGCCGATGAATGCTTCGTTGGCGACCATGGACGAACGGTTGCGGCGCCGCATCACCAACCCCGAGCAACTGCAGATCGCGCAGGCGATCGCGACGCGACTGGCTGCGCTGCAGCTGCGCGCACTGGCCGGCGAGAACGTCGATGCCGACATCCGCCACATGCAGGCGCAGTCGGTGAGCCTGGCGGCCAGCATCGCCGGCGTGGTGACCGACGAGCTGATGTCGCGCCTGATGGATGTGGCTGGGTCGGTGATTCGCCGAGCCCTGGCGCCGGCGAGCGAAGGCGGCTTCGGCCGGCCGGGATCGCCGCCCGCCCGCAGCAGCGACTGACCGACGGATCCCCCTTGCGTTCGCCTGGTGTTCGATGCAGTATACTGCATGTGCAGAACGCCCGACCGGAACACCAGCGAAGTGCCGAGGCTCAGGCCCGGCTGGACTATCGCTGGCTGCTGGACGACCAGCGTGGTCGCCGGCTCGCACGTCTGCTGCTGGTGTGGTCGGCGATCGAGGATCCCTACCAGGTCGGCGGCGCCAGCGACGTGACGGCGTTCGTGGACGGCAAGCGTTCGGTGGGCTGGATGCTGCGCCACGAGATGCGCCGGCACTACCCCGAGGGCTGGCTGCTGCTGGAGACGGAGCATCTGCACGAGCAGCAGGAGGTTCGGCGGCAGCTGGAGCAGCAGGCCGAACGGAGCGAGACCGACAACGGCGGCGACACGCCGAAGGTGATCTGAGCCATGGCCGACGTGATTGACGGCACGCCTGTGACGCCGGTGCCGCCGGCTGGAGTTACGCCAGCCAAGCCAGCTGGAGAGGCGGCGCCGGCGAAGGCCGCGAAGCCCGTTGCGGCTGCCAAGCCAGCCGCCGCACCCAAGCAGGCAGCGGCGAAGCCGGCTGCAGAACAGAAGCAGCCAGCCAAGGCTGCCGCGGCCAAGCCGGCCGTTCCGGCTTTGGGCGAGGCCCCGAGCGAAGACGCTGCCGATGACGAGTTGCCGCAGCTCGGCGACACCCCGGCCGAGGAAGACGCGGCAAGCGACGTCGACGCTGACGCCGGAGATGCCGCGGAAGCCGAAGCCGAAGCGGAAGCGGACGACGACGGCGAGGCCCCCGAAGTCGAATACGACTTCAGCGCGCCGGAGGGCGAGCCGGCCTACCGCACCGCCATTGTCGACGCCTACACGGAGGCGGCACGGAAGCACAACCTGTCGCCGGAGGTCGCGAAAGACCTGCTCGACACGATGATCAGTGTCGCCCGGAAGGACAACGAAGCGCAGTTCACCGAGCTGGTCGAGCAACAGACCAACGCCAACAAGGCGAAGCTCGTGGAGCAGCACGGCAAGGGTCTGCGCCGGGTCATGGACACGGCCAACCGCGCCCTGCTGCAAGGAGCGCCCCAGGAGTTCATCGATCGGATCCGCGGCAGTGCCCTCGCCACTGACCCTGGGTTCGTGTCTCTGCTGGCCTTCTACGGTCAGCGGACTACCAATGACCGTCCGCCCCGCAAGGCGGAAGGCTCACCACCGCAGAAGCCACTGTCGCCAGAGGCTGAAGCTGCGGCTGAGTACGAGCGCAACCAGAAGCGAGGTTACTGATGCCGTCGATCAATAGCGGAAGGTTCAACGTCATTGAGTGGAGCCAGCAGATGCATCGCGGCAAGGTGTTGCCCGAGATCAACATGCTGGTGCAGAAGCTGCCTGCGGTGATGGACATCCCGTTCGAGATGTGCAACGACGGGACGACGCACCTCTACCAGCGCACCACGCAGCTGCCGACCGTCTCCAAGACGGCCTTCGGTGAAGGCACGCCGGTCTCTCGCAGCCAGCGAGCGCAGGAGCGCGAAAGCTGCACCATGCTGTCCGGCTTCGGCAGTGTGGAGGAGGAGATGGCGATGATCGGTGGCAAGCCAGCCGTCATTCGAGCCAAGGAGGATGGGCTCTTCGCCGAGAGTCTGCGCCAGGCCTTCGGTCGCTCGATCTTCTACGACAACCGTGCGGCGTCGACGAAGGACATCTTCGGCTTCGCGACGCTGCTGAACACCCTGAGCGGCGTCAAGGCGCGCAACGTCATCAGCTGTGGTGGCGCAACCGCCAACCAGCAGACCAGCTTCTACATCGCCAACTGGGGCGATGGGCTGCACGGCATCTTCCCGGAGGGCACGACGGCCGGGTATCGCAAGAAGGACCTTGGCCGGCAGGTCACCACGCTGGCCAACGGCAACAAGCTGGTCACGTTGGACACGCAGCACCTGTGGTGGATCGGGATCTGCAACCCGAACTGGACCGACCTGGTGCGCATCTGCAACATCGACGTGCCCAGCGCGCTGGCTCTGACCAACAACCAGGCGCCGACCAGCTTCCTGAACGTGCTGCACGCGATCATCCGGGGACAGAATCGCATCCGAAACCCCGGCCGCAAGATCGGCTACTGCAACGACACGGTCTACGAGCTGCTGATGCGCCTGGCGCTCGAGAAGAGCGCGCCGGCGGTGATGCTGCAGGAGGCCGCTGGCCAGTTCGGCGGCTTCCAGGAACTGAGCATCATGGGCATGCCCGTGCGCAAGATGGACAGCATCCTGAACACCGAGGCCATCGTCACCTGACCTGTCTGGCCGCGGCACGCGGCCAGGCACAACTGCAGCAAGGAGATCAGTCATGACAGCAGACACGGGCTTGTTGTTCTGCACGGCGCAGAACCTGTTTGGCAACGGCACGGTCGTCCTCTCCACGGACTGGATCGACATGCGCGTCGCGCAAGACAACGCCGGCGGACGCGACATCACGATCGAGGCGCTGGTCACGACGACGTTCACGGGTGGCACGGGCGGCACGCTGGAAGTTGTCGCCTGCGACGCTGCGGGCGCGAACGGAGTACAGGTCGCTGTCAGCGACTTCTTGGCTGTAGCTGCTTTGACTGCTCCGACTGGTGGAGGAGCCGTGCCAGTGATGGGCGGTTCGATCATCCTGTTGCGACTCAGCCCTCTACGCGTCATCCCTGGGTCGACGTTGACACACCTGCGGGCCCAGTTCCGCAACGCCGGCAACAACACCGCGGGTGCGATGACGATCCACATGCGGCCTGCACCGAGCTCGGCTCTGCCCGCGAAGGCATGGCCGCCGGTCCCATACTGAGGCGGCCATGCTCGACGACAACCTCTACTTCGCGAAGAACGCCAGGCCGGCGCTATTCACCGGCCTGGGGGCGTGGCAGTTCGCGTTGCTGCCTTCCAGCCTGGCGCCGAACTTCCAGGACCAGAGCGTGGTGCAGGACATGTGCCGGGCGCGACCTGCGTTCGCCACGTTCCGCGTGGCCAGCGCGTTCAACGCCGTCGGCGGCAACCTGCTGCGCTTCGCAATCTTCGTTTCGAACGATGCGGGGTTCGCCGACCTGGTCAGCGACCCTTCGCTGACGATCGCCCAGTCACACGAGCTGAACAGCACCGGCCTGGCGGCGGTCGGTTCGATCGTGCAGATTGCGGTGCCGCCACTGAGCGACTTCACCCGAGCGAATGGTGACGGTCGTCGCTACTTCGCTCTGGGCTTCATGGCGTTCATCGGAGCCACCGACTGGAGTGCTGGTGGCCTGGATGCCTTCCTGACGCCCCACGCTTTGCCGACCCGGCCCTTCGCTGCTCCCGCAGCCTACTAGCCACCATGAAAGTTCGCGCCCTGCAGAACACCTACATCGACGGCATCTACCGCGAAGGACCGGAGGTCCGCGACGACGGCACCGCAGTGAAGCCTGGCGTCGAGTTCGAGGTCTCCGACGACTTCGTGGTGCACCGCGAAGTGCTGCTGGTGGTGGTGCCGCCGGAACCACCGCGGAAGGTTCGGTACTACGAGGCGCCCGCCGAGCCGGAGAAGCCGAAGACCGGCAAGACCTGACCGTTGTGGCGCGCCACGGCGCGCTGATCAGCCCATGCGATCCGTCCTCGAGTATCTGGCGGCCACGGACGAGGTGGGCCTGGTTCGGTGCGGGCAGAGCAATGCTGGTCCGCATGGCGACCGCGACACCGAGGGATTCGTCGCGGCGCCGCACCTGGCGCTGCGCGCCGCCGGCCTCGACCTGACCATCGCCAGCATCGCGCCAGCGTCCGCGGCCCCGCACGGCGCCGTGGGCACGCAGTCGATCGTGTCGGTGGCCGAAGAGCTGGTGCGCGACGACTGGATCGGTGGCGAGCTGCGGCTGGTGCAGCACGAATACGGCGAGGCGGTGACGAGCTCGGCCCGTCGCGGCCATGCCAGGGTTCTGGCCAACGCGGCCATCGCCTCGACCTCCACCGACGTGGCTGCCGGCGGTGTGATGGCGATCAACACGACGACCGACGTCATCACCTGGTTCGCGCATGGTCGCCGCAATGGCAGCCAGGTGGTGTTCTCGACGACGGGCACACTGCCAGGGCTCACGGCAGGTCAGCCCTACTTCGTTGTGGCCGCCACCGAGCACACCTTCCAGGTCGCCGAGCTGCCGAATGGGGTGGCGGTCAACCTGTCGGGCGGCAGCGGCACACACACCGTCACGGCGCGGGCGTGCCTGATCGTGGAGTGGCAGTCGGCGTTCCTGCAGGCCTCGGCGGCGACCTTTGCGATCGGCACGCCAGGCGTCGTCACGCAGACTGGCCACAACCTGACGGAGGGCAGTGCCGTCTCGTTCACTGGCTCTCTGCCGCCCGAGCTGGCGAGCGGCCAGCAGTACTTCGTGCGCAGCCCGACGGCCAACACCTACCAGGTGTCTACGTCCTTGGGCGTGACCGCGCTGGCCTTCACCGGTGCCGGCGGTGCTGCGACCGCGACGCCGACCATGCTGGCAACAGTCAGCGGCTACGTGCACCTGCACGACCGGTGGACCAGCTACGACAACGTGCATGTCGTCACGCCCTACCAGCCGATCGAGCCAGGCGACTACCCGCTTGGCGTGCCGGTCGTGCCTGGCGTCACGCTGGCGAGCGACGTGCTCAGCTACGCCGACGCCGCGCTGTGTCTGCCGTTCGCGTGGAACGAGGGAGTCGAAGGCCTCGGCGCGGTCGGCACCGTGACCGTCAGCAGCCTGGTCTGCACGCTACAAGGCGGGCAGACCATCGCCGACAACCTGTTTGCCGGCGGCTTCCTGCGCGTCGGCGGGGCCCGCGGCAAGATCGCCTCCAACACGACGACGACGATCACGGTCGAGAGCTGGACGCCGACGGCAGGGCCTGGCGCTGGCACGTTGCCCTACGAGCTGCACCTGCCGCACTGGAGGAACAACCCGCACCACTTCGTCGCCGGCGAGGGCTTCCTCTACCCGTCCGGCCACATGCAGCCGGGCGGTGGTCTGCCCACCAGCACCGGCATGACCTACAGCCGGCCGCGTGGGCGCTTGGTGGGCAGCTACGTCAGCCGTGCGATCGGCGTGGCCGTGTGCGGCGCCGCGATCAACGCGACCAAGTTCGCTCGCCTGACCACGACCGGCAGCGGGCAGGTCTCGGCCTCGATCGTCGGCGGCAAGCTGCGCCTCTCGCGCTCGAGCACGGGCAACGACCCGGCGACGGGGCTGATCCAGTTCGAGCACTTCCTGCGGCCTGGGTACACGGTCGAGCTGAAGGGGCTTGGCCTGACTCCGAGCGTCGATGGCCTGTGGCGTGTTGCCGCGGTGGTCCCGGTCAGCAGCGGCAACGGCTCCTTCATCGACCTGGATCCGCTGGATGCCACCCTCGTCGCCACGCCGGGGTCGGTGTCCGGCACGGTGCCGACTGCCGCCACGGTGACGAGGTTCGTCTGGCGTCCCGTGCATCGGTTCGGTTCGCTGATCGAGTGCGCGTGGCGGCTGGCCGTCGCCATCGGCCGCCGCGTTGTGGTGGCTCATCTGGGCGTGAATGCCGCCGGCCAGATCCTGCGTGCGGCGAACAACGTGACTGGGTTTCAGGGTCGTCTCGGCTGGTGGGACGACAACGAAGCGCTGGACTGGACACCCAGCAACGACGATGGCGTTGCGGCTCGGCTGCGGCGGCTGGTGGAGTTCATCGCGCCTCGAGCGGTGCGCGCGAGCTACGGCGCCACGCGCACGTGGAAAGTGCTGGGCATCGACGTGTGGCAGGGCGAGACCGACGCACAGTCTGTTGCGGGCCGGCAGCTCGCGGCGCGCAGCATGCCGACGTTCGCGTCCTGGCTGCGCGGGCTGATCGGAGCCGCCGGCCTGTCGCCCTACCCGAGCTCTGCACGGGTGCCGCTGCAGTGGGCTGCGATCACCACCAACCCGTGGCAGATCGCAGGTCTCGGCGGCGACGTGGATGGCCTGGTCAACGCGGCGATCGCTCGCACTGTGGCGCTGGACGGCTTCGCCGCCTCGGTGGCGACCGAGACGGCGCCGAAGCTGCTCAACGATCCGCTGCACTTCAGCGGCATCGGCGAGGTCCAGAACGGCCAGGGAGCCGCGGATGCACTGCTTCGGCTGATCGACTTCGCGTTCCAGTTCCGACTGGGGCCCGGCGCCATCGCGGTGGCCAACCAGGCGCTCAGCCTGATCGGGGAGACCAGCAACGTGACGTCGCTCGAGCCACCGAACGCCACGCAGCAGGCTCGCCTCTGCTCGCAGTTCCTGGCGGAAGCCCGCGACGCGGTGCTGCAGCTGCACCCGTGGACGTTTGCCACCCGGCGTGTCGCCGCCGTGGCCGTCGACGACGTCGTGTCGACGTGGTCCTACGCGTATGCCGTGCCCGCGGACATGCTGCATCCGGTGGCGGTGCTAGATCCCCAGGCTGGCGACGATCTGCAGGTGCTGGGGGCGCAAGCGACGGATCCTTACACCGGCCGATCCCTGTCGTCGTTCCGCAAGCCGGCCAGCCAGCCGTTCCGCATCGAGACCGACCAGGTCGGCAACCGGCTGCTGCGGACCAACCAGGTCGACGCCGTGTTCGTCTACATCGCCCGCAACGTCGACGCCGACGTCTGGGACCCGCTGGTGCGGCAGGCGTGGGCGTATCGGCTGGCCTACCACCTGTCGGGCGGCACCCTGAAGGGCAAGACGGGGGCCGCGGTGGCGCAGTCGATGCTGCAGACCAGCTTGGCGTTGGTTGGCCAAGCCGCGGCGACGAACGCACAGTTCCAGAAGGACCAACCGGTGCAGCCTGGCTGCCCATGGCTGCCGTGAGGACGCAACCGCAGTCGTTCGTTGGCGGCGAGGTATCGCCCCGCATGCTGGGGCGGCCGGACGACCCGAAGGTGATGCAGGGCGCCGAGTTGCTGCGCAACTGGTTTGTCGAGTCCAGCGGAACAGCCCGTCGCGTCCCTGGCACCGAGTTCGTGCGGGCCTCGCGCAACGAAGCGCTGCGCTCGCGACTGGTGACCTTCACGGTCAGCGGTGGCGACGACGTCTTCGTCGAGCTCGGCTTTCGCCAGGAGTATCCCGCGACCTCTTCGATCGCCGGCTATGCACGGTTCCACACGCGCGGCGCCACGCTGCTGCACTCGGTGCCCTACAGCAACTCGACCGCCTACCTGGTGGGCGATCGAGTGATGAGCGCCGGCGTGCTCTACCTGTGCGTGCAGGCGCACACGAACCAGCCGGTCAGCAATGCAGCGTTCTGGGACAGCCTCGAGTGGACCGTGGATGTCTCCATCCCGACCGGTGGCGGGAATCCCGGTCTGTTGTTCGGCACGCCCGGCACCATCCGATGTGGCGTGGCGCACGGCCTGCGGCTCAACGACCCTGTGGAGCTCACCAGCAGTGGCGGCATTACCGCACCGAACGGCCTGGTCTATGGGGTGATCTACTACGCCTCTCCGGTCAACAGCACCGACGTGCAGCTGCTGGCAGCACCAGGCGGCAGTCCGTTGGCAATCACGGCCGACGGCTCGCCACCTGGGTTTCGGCTGCATCGGCGCTACGTGGCCGGCGACCTGGTCAGCAAAGGCGGTCAGGTCTACTACTGCCGGCAGACCCGACCGATTGACGGTGGCAACTTGTCGATTGCCCCGGACAGTGGTC